ACGGGCCTCGACCATAAACCTCACCAGCTGTTTTACTAAACCTGGCTACAATAAATGGGCTACTGTCCATCTCTCTGTAGACTAGCTCTTGCTGTTTGTACGGCCAAACGACATGATAATGATAACGTCCAGTTTCTTGATCAAAAATAATTGCGTCAAATAAATCAAGTTCTTCATGCGGTTTTTCATCTATAGCTGTTTGAAGTTCTGGTGTTATCTGAACGTCACGAAACTCTCTTTGTATTGCTTCTGCTTTTATTCTTAGCTTACGATATACGTTATCAATCGTCCCATATGCACCTTCCTCGATTGCAACTAAATATTGTGGCACAGCTAGGAAACGAATAGGTGTAACCTCATCGCCTGGCGTGATCATCATAACCGCTGTGCCAACGCAAAGATCTAAGAGAAACTCTCCCATTGCCAAGTCAAAACTGGTCTGACGTAGCTGATCAAACATAATATCTACATACGCATCTAATATTTCTTGCGCTCGTTCTTTCTCTTCTTCTGGAACGGCTGATCCTGGCTCTAGTCTGCACCATTTACGCATGGGTGGAAAAAGGCCGGACTGCATTCTGTTAGCAAAACGCTTTGTTGCGTTAACAGCTGTACTATCAAAAACTCTTTGTGTTTTATTTTTGCCTGGAGTTTTGCCTTCGTAATAGCCGTTGTATAGGTTTCTTTGTGGCAGAGCAAACTCATAACAATCTTCATAGATTGTACGCCATTCATCTTTTCGAGCCTGTGCTTTTGCCTCACGCCCCATAACTTCTTTTACATTTAATTTAGGCATTTCTACTCTTGTTCCTCTTACTTATTGCCGCTGCTTTTTTCCTAGCATCCGCTTTTGAGGAAGCACCCCAGGCGCGGAGGGATAGGAGCAGTCTTGTAGGTCTCCCCTTACTATCACGCTCCGGCCCAGAGTTCCCCGCCATTCTAGCCAGGAAGGACGCTCGGCGAGGGTTATCGCCTCTCTTCACCGGAGGTTTCAGGTTTGACCCTGTTTTCCTTTTGAAGAAGGCCCGACCAGCGGCGTTTAAACCGCCTTTAGGATTTTGATGTGCTTTTTTTACCACGAGGTTTTGCCTTTTTCTTTGGAGCCTTACCGCCTTCCCAAGCTTCATTTACTTCAGGAGTAGAAGGGTCATCCGCAACTAGTTGGCCCTTCTCATTTCTTGCCCTTTTCGGATCTACCTCAACTTTACTAAATACTCTCGGATCTTCTTTAATTTTTGTCATGTTAAATTCAAAAGTTTAGCTTTTAATTTTGCTAACCTTTCGCCCTTCTCTTTGTAAAATTTCTTACGTTTTTTCTGACCTTCGGCTCTTTCTCTAGCAAGAGCTTCTCGTTTTAATCTTGCTTCTCGCTCCGCGGCGGTTTCGCCTTTTTGTTTGCGTCTATTTTTTCTACGGCGACGCTTTTCCATATCTTCGAGCAACTGTTGGCGGCGATCCATACTTTGCCGTGTTTGTAAATTAAAAAGACCAGTTTTCGGTTTTAAACCAATTGCCATTTTAAAATCATCAAGCATATTGCCAGGAGTTAAACCACCACGTTTTTGCTGACCTTCTTTGATGGCGTCTTGATACGTTTTAGGTCTGATTGATGATGTTATTGTTGTGTTTTTAGCCATGATTAGCCGCCAAGTTTTTTCTTAACTTCGTCTATTCCTGGGCCTTCCTGTCTTAATGGTGAAAATAAAAGCCTCATGCCGCCAGTTCTAAGCAGTCTCCTGCGTCTTTGTGCGCCCTGCATTTCTGTTTGCTCTTGAGCTTCAGCTCTTTGCTCTTGTCGAGATATTGTTTTTTCTGCTTTTGTTGGCGCTGGCGCTGGCTTCTTCTTTTTTCCGAAAATACCACTCATTTACTCAAACCTTACCATTGAATAATAGTCGGCCCCCTCTGGACCAAACTTCCTTAATTCGCACTCTACATCAAAATGTAGTGCTTTGGCAAACCTTAATGCTACCATATGTTGTGATTTTACAAAAATTTGCATCCTTCTGATACCGGATCTGCCTATAACCTCACCTAAAAGCGCTCTTGCGCCTACCAAAGTAGTTCTTGCATGGTTTTCTAGCCCTTCGCCTGGAATAAACCATGCCTCCACAACACCAGGCCAAACATCTCGAACACCGAACACGCAAACAACTCTACCTCGACCAATCGCTGCCCAGCTCCATCCATGTTCAGAATTTTCCCAAACATAATCTAAATATCCAGGAATACTTGCGGCATATTCTAACTCATGTGGCCCTAGCTCTATGCTGAGAAGATGGCTGTATTGCAGCGGCACGATTTGTTCATCTGGCCTCATTTTAAAGGTAGGAAGCTGTATTAGACCCATCAGAACACGCTAAAGTCGCTATTTGCAGTATATGATCCCTGTTGGAAAGTCGTACCGTATGATCCTCTCCGTAAGCGTCTTTGCTCACCGCCACCTAGCATGAGATAGCCAAAAGCATCGCCACAGTGCGAATGTTCGTTCTTGACTGGTGCATCTTTAAATCTTTCTTGCCCAGCGCCCAAGCTTTGCCTTTTAAAGAAATATCCACCACTCAATGATTTGCGCAGCCGCAAACATTTTTTATCAACAATCAGACCTGGCTTGCCGCTAACCAGCCTCGACATTGGCGAAGCTCCAGCCTCGCGTCTTACTTGGAAAGCGTTGCTATCTGTAGGTTGTGCCTTAAATCCCAGGGATCTGAGATGATCAAACGCTGTTACTTCATAGATCTCATCGCGTTTATTACCAGCCGGATCACCCCATATCAGTATTTCATGCTTAGAATATCGTTCTGCTATTCTCGACAGCAATTCCTGACCAAATCGCTCAAGCCCCATGTCAAACGTCACCAGCTCATCGCAAACCTTCCATGCGCCGCCCTGAGTACGCTGACCAAAGATCGCAGCTGGTGTAAGCCCAAAGTCTACACCGATTTGTATTGGATAATACGGATCTACCTCCACATTACCCGACATCAGCTCATCATCGTATTCCGGCCATACCGGACGCCCCTCTTGTACAAATGTGTACATTCCTTGAGCATAACACCTAATCCAATCAACATTCTTACCACCAAGCAACTGTTGATAGTAACCTGGTGGCAGATTATGAGAATTTTCAGCATTTTCGTTGATACGCCACCATTTACCACCAGAAAAAACAAATCCCTGTGCATCTGGGTTTTCTTCCGGCACTTCGTCGGGTGAGGCTTGCAAAACACCGCCTGGCTGTCTGAAAAACGTCCAAGGGTAAGCGCCTTTGATTTGGTTCTTTTCTGCTACCTCATGCCACCAATGATCGCTATCTGGAGGGTTTGTATCCATCCAGATCCCATACCAGGTTGGACCGCCATCGGATTTTGTAGGATATCGGCCAACTCGGTGTGTTAATCCATCGATCACTGCTTTGGGCAGTTCTCTAGCTTCGTTGACCCAGGCACCAGTGAGTTCTAATGACAATAATTTTCTGACGTCTTGCGGAGAAGATAACGCCATAAATATGACCTCACAATCGATGCCTGGGATATCGTCCCTTGTGGGGATCTTGATATGATGCGAGATAGGTGGTTGCCAGCGCATACTGCCCCACACATCTTCGGGAAAAAGTTCTTGCCATGTTTTGATAGTTGTCGTGCGCAGCTCGGGGTATGTATTTCTGACGATAACGAAACGCGAATAACGGATACCATCTCTGGGACTAGGCTTTTGCTTTACGGCCCTTAACATCACCTCGGCTGCACAACCATAGGACTTACCAGATCCTACCGGACCCATCAACCCTCTAATAAAACTTTCATCATGTAAAAACTTCCAAACAGTCGGGCTGTTCTCAAAGTTTAAATCAAGACTCGGTATTCCGCTCATTTTTGTCCTGCAATGTTTCCTGACTGATCTGTCTGATTGATCTCAACGCATCTTCGAGCGCTTCTATTCTTTGCTCTAGCATTAAGACTGCTACCTCAAGTCTTGCTGTCTTGTCCATCAATGACCTCCGCATACTCTGTGGTCTGCGGCCCTTTCATGTTTATCCCTACTATGGATGGCTTGTCACTTTCCTGATCCGGAGCATCGAGCCAACCAGCTGCTTTTGCCAGCACTCTCAGCACCGAAACCTTGTCGTGCATCTCGATTGCTACCCGACCATCCGGCATAGGTGTTATTTTTTTGATAGCCCTGAGAGCATAGTCCGGAATATCCTTCGGATCTTTCATTGTGCCATCTAAATTCATAATCTCAGTAATAGAAGTCGTACCCAGGGCAATAAGCTCCTGGGCAACAACCTCTTTGTTACTTTCTAACGTGGCACTCGTTTTGACCCTTTTCTGTGTAACTCGTACACCACCAAACCGACCAATAGGAGTTTGCCGCGTTCTAGCCATTAAAATGGTATCTCATCATCAAAATTATCAGAGCTGTTATTTTGCGGAGAAGATTGACCGCCCGACTTACCCTTATCGTCCATCGGAAACAAACTTATCCAGATCTCTGCTTCTTGGTTAGGAATAGGCAACGCATTTAGCTTAATACGCATACCCTTACTATCCTCAAAAGCTATACCCAACTTTACCCAATCAGATTTCTCAGGATCGTTTCTACGTTTCTGACCCTGCACTACATTGTACATTTTTTTCATTTACTCGTCCTTCCTAAATAGTAAACGTGGTTTCCCTGTTACCAGCTCCTTCTTTGTAGCGCCACCCCTTTTACTTCTGCCTTCGGCAGCAGCTACGGCAAGCGGTATTGTTTTGAACCTCGGAAACTTCTTTCCGGTTCTTTCTTCATATGACTTTGCCTCGTTCCAGGCTCTATCGATATTTTTAAAATAAGTGGCTTTTCCTGTTTCTTCATTGAACCAAATAGTCGGAATATTCCAAGCCCCACCATCAGGAGCTTTTTCACTAGCCAAAAATTCTGTTGCTTTTTGCCCAGGCTTTGCGCCAGGCAGCCCAAGTGAAACGGCATCTACAGATTTATGCTTGCTAGGATTAAATGGTACAAGATTAGCCATATTTTAATTTGTTTCAGCCATTTTTGGCGGCCGTTCATAAAACTTTTTAGCGCCTTGCTTCATAGAAGCTCTACCCATAAACTTCATACGTTCTCTTTGAATCTGTTGAAACCTTTTCTTCACCCTCTCTTTGGTGGCCTGATCAGCAGATGGTGGAATGTAATCCATGTACATTTTCATCGATCTATCGGCAGCACTAAACATTCTTCTGGGCGTATCGTCTTTTTCAACAGGTATTAACTTGATCCTATCATCTTTTACCTTCAAATCCACTAGATCAGAGTTAAGAGCGTTAATCATACTTCTGATCATTTTAGCATAAGCAGCTGACTCTAGTTTTGCTTTTTCAAGGTTGGGTCTTTTAGCCATAATAAACTCCGCAGTTTTCTTTGGTATCGCACGGTTTTGACAAAAAATCCAGAAAATATTTTTGTGGTACACTGCAGCAGTACGCCAGGGGTAGGGGGGGCAAGGGGTGCCGTTTTTGTAGAGCGCCTGACATTTTTTTGTCGCTGTCAAATAATTAACATAATCTATATTATGCGAAAACCTGTGTTGTTTTGGCTAACCCTCATAACCTTTTGCCCTTCACTATTCCTTTTAATATGTCGTTGGCTCTGTGATCCTTAGACTTTCCGAGGGCTTTTGATACTGGGATTTTAAAATATCCTATGGCTCGCGCTATATCTCGTCTGTTTTTGTAGCAGTATTCAGCATGGTTTTTAAGTATTCCTGACCATTCCTCCATTGTTAAACCGTCTTTTATCCACTGTGAGACTGTTTGAATGTCTCTTTCATTAATTTGTCGTGGTGTTCCGTAACTTTCACATATCCTCAAAAACAAAGTACAAAACCGCCTAGCATCATTATATATATTATTATTATTATTCGGTATAATGTTCTCGTTTGTGTTACCTCTAGATGTGACAGGTACCTGTGACCTCTGGATGTAACAGGTGGTTGAGTTATCCACAGGCTTGAGACCTTGTTTTTCTCTTGTCTTATTATAATTGAACAGCTGTTCATTTCTTGCCTGTTCTCGCTGTTCTTCAATCCTGATTTGTTCAGCTGCTGTTAAGTTTGCTTTGGCTTCGTTCAGGTCTTTTGGAGCGCGTTTAAATACAACTCTTAAACTATCACTCTTTTGATGTTTGCTAAACTTCTTTGCTTTCTCGAGATATCCAAATTCAATGAGCTTCTTTATTTGTCTTGTTACTGCCGTTCTACTGATACCCATATCTCGTGCTATTCTGCCTTGTGAAACCCATGTAACCCCAAGTTGATCTGTATAAGTACAAAGCACACATAGAACACTCAAAGCAGCTGTACCATGTAAACGCGTGTCTCTTGCCGCGTCAAACGGTAAAACCGAATAGTTTCTCAAGTCTTCATTTTTTTTACGCGGTACTAACATTAAATCAGGTTTTTCCACATACCCTTGGCTTCAGGCATAAGCTTATCTTTATCAATATACTTTACTGTGTCAGATTTGGTGTTAACGTCCCATTCAAGAGAAACAATCACCATAGGATCACCAAACCTTTTTTGTACTGTCATTTTGTATATTAGTCGGTCATCTTCGTATAAGACGCCATTACAAGCGTCTGTAACTATCTTTAACACATTGTCAGCATCTACCCTAGTTGGGATAGTTTTTCCTAGTACTGCGTCGTCTCTGCGCTTCTTAGAGTATGATTTAGGAATACCAAATTGTGCCATTACAGAGACCCGACAAGGAACATTGATAGGATCAAGTCCTAGCTCTACCATTTTGTCTGAAGCTTTAGCCGCTAGTTTAAACTCATAATCTCGTGTTTTCTTTGGCGTGTATGCCCTGCCTTGTCGCGTAAATCTTGGGCGACCTTTTCCGACTGGTTCACCTTGTAACCAAAAATCAATCCTTTTCATGATTTGTCAGCCAGTCTTTTATTTCCTGTTTAAAATCTTCTGTACTTGCCTCAATCGGAAATGGAGCCGGAGCCAGTGTTACAGATTGTCCAGGTATATGATCCTTAATCAAATCACTAATTATCAAAGCCTGTGATTGTTTGGTTTTGTTACTGTAATCAATCAACCGTTGCTTACTTGTTGACGGTATTCTGACTGTAAAATTCACCAAGTTTTCATTTTTTTTATTTCTTTGTTTCCTTTTTTTCATAGCAAAAACGCTCCTATGTAAAAATAATTATGTGATACCACTTGACATATAATCTGATACCGCTTTATTAATCAATATGTGATTTGTTAGTTTATAGGAAGGACAAAACAAATGTATAGACCAATAGAAAAAGACGAAAGATACACAATAAGCAAAGAGTGGACTGGAAAAGAAAAGCCACAATTTGTTGTTCGCTTTTGTGATGAATGGATTTGTTCGACACCCTTTTACAACAGCGCCGTTATTCGCGCCGTTGGACACAATGCAGAGCGCAGGGGCGCTTTAATAATCACAGCATTAGAAGCTTGAAACTTAGCTTATAGAAAGGACAAAACAAAATGAAACTTAATCAAATAGCATCAAATGTTACTGAAATAGAATTAGCAGGTAAAAGTGTAAT